ACAGTCAAGCGGAATGCCTCCAAAAAATAGCATCGTAGCGGACTATAACTGGCCTGGGAAGTTCAAACCTTTTGCACATCAAAAGCTAACCTCTGAGTTTCTTACGCTAAACCGCAAGGCTTTTTGCTTTAACGAGCAGGGCACTGGTAAAACGGCTAGCGTAATATGGGCAGCGGACTACCTAATAAACTTAGGGGTAGTTAATCGTGTGCTTGTTATTTGCCCTTTATCCATCATGCGTTCTGCATGGCAGGCAGACCTATTTAAATTTGCCATACATCGTGCATGCGATGTAGCCCATGGGGATGCTAAGCAAAGGCGAAAGCTAATTAACAACGGCTCTGAGTTTGTCATTATTAACTTTGATGGGGTGGAGATTGTTAAGGACGACATCTTAAATGGTGGCTTTGATTTAATCGTAGTTGATGAGGCTAGTGCCTATAAGAATGCACAGACAACCCGTTGGAAAACCTTAAAAGAAATAGCTGGCAAAGTTAAAGGTATATGGATGCTAACTGGCACCCCTGCGGCTCAGTCCCCTGTGGATGCGTTTGGTCTTGCCAAGATAATTAACCCCGAGGGTACCCCTAAGTTCTACGGGCAGTTCCGTGACCAAGTCATGTACAAAGTTGGTACTTATCGTTGGATACCAAAACCACAAGCCCAAGAAGTAGTACATAACGTGTTACAACCCGCTATTCGTTTTGAGAAGAACCAATGTCTAGATTTGCCTGATGTAACCTATGTTGAGCGTGATGCCCCCCTTACCCCTCAGCAACTTAAGTATTACAGGGTACTAAAGAAGCTGATGATTATGTCAGCAGATGGTGAGCAAGTAACCTCGGTCAATGCGGCGGTTAATATCAATAAGCTCCTTCAGATCTCTGGCGGTGCGATATATACCGATACTAGAGAAGTCATAGAGTTTGATGTATCTAATCGCTTGAAGGTTATTGAAGAAGTTATTAATGAGGCTTCGCATAAGGTCCTGGTGTTTGTACCCTTTACTCATACTATAGAACTACTAAACAAATACCTTACAGCGGCAGGCATACCTTGTGCGGTTATCAATGGTCAAGTTCCTGTTAACAAACGGCATGACATTATCAAAGACTTCCAAGAGACTGAAAACATTAGGGTTTTAATTATCCAGCCACAAGCTGCATCGCACGGGTTAACACTAACTGCTGCCAATGTGATTATTTGGTATGCTCCTGTAACCAGCGTTGAAACATATCTACAAGCTAATGCACGTATTAACAGACCAGGGCAAAAGAACCCAATGACTATTGTGCATATTAAAGGTAGCGAAGTAGAGTCTAAGTTGTATAGCATGCTGAGTAACAACATAGATAACCACACAAAAATAATTGACTTATATCGAAAAGAAATTGAAGATATAGCTTGACAAAGTCAAAGTGGTTGATATACTAGATGTTCGTATTGAGGAGCTAAGTATGAACGAGACGGATGTAGCAACAGACAAACTTGCAGAAATCTATATTAAGATTCGTGACAAGCGTTCTGAGATGAAAGAGCAGTTTGAAAAGCAAGACAACGAGCTAAAAGAGCAACAAGATTTACTGGCTGAACAAATGCTTTCGGTTTGTAGTGAGCTTGGCGCAGACAGTATTAAAACCCCAGCAGGGACAATCATTCGTAAAGTGGATACACGGTACTGGACGACGGATTGGGATTCTATGTATCAGTTTGTACAAGAACATGATGCATTTCCCCTGCTCGAGAGAAGATTGCATCAAACCAATCTTAAGCAGTTTCTCGAAGAGAATCCCGAACTGTTACCTGCTGGATTGCAAGCGGACAGAAAATACACCGTGGTTGTTAGAAGGAGCAAATAAATGAGCAACTTATCAATTTTTAAAGCTGATACAAATGCAGTAGGTAATCGTAGTCAAGAAGTTAGTGAATTAACCAAAGCCCTAGCAGGCAATACTGGTTCTACAAGCCGTCGTATTACTATGAACAAAGGTGTATTCCGTCGCATAGTAAATGGTAAAGAAGCTGGTAAGGTCAAGGATGGCTTTATCAACGTTATCATTATTAACGCATTAGCAAAGGTATCTCGTCAATTCTACGCTACGGCTTATGATCCTGATGCAGCCCCTACCCTGCCTGATTGCTGGTCTAATCTTGGTGATGTACCTGATGCCAAAGCATCTAACCCACAATCAAATGCATGCGTATCTTGCCCACAGAACATTGATGGCTCAGGTGCAAATGGTAAGGGTCGTGCTTGTAAGTTCCAGCGTCGTGTAGCTTTGTTGCTTGAGAACGATATGAGCGGTGAGGTATATCAAATGAATATCCCAGCTAAATCTTTGTTTGGTAAAGGGGTTGGTAATACTCATCCATTTGAAAGCTACGCTAAGTTTCTCCCAGCAAATGGAGAAAGCATTGACCGTGTAGTTACCGAGATGCGCTTTGATGAGAATGAAACTGCAGACGTTCTTCAATTTACTGCAGTTCGCCATTTGAACGACGAAGAGATTGATGTTGTAGTTGCTGCTCAATCTACTGCCGAGTCTAAGAATGCGGTTGCTCTTACTGTAGCCCAGCAAGATGGTGTTAAGAAGCTACCAATAGCAGCGGCACCTAAAGTGGCAGACGTTGAAGAAGTTGAAGTCATTGAGGAGCCAGTTAAACGTCCTTCCAAGAAAGCTGAAGCACCCCCTGCCGCACCTAAGCAGAAGCTAGCGGACGTTGTTAGTGCATGGAGTGACAACTAAAAATGAGCATTGGTTATAGTGCCAAGACTATTCAGCTTAACAAAAGGGCTGATGGCAGTAAGCTTGGCGTTGCACTTGGTAAAGCGGCAATAAAACTAGGTATCTCAGTTACAGACGTAGCCACCACTATTGGGGTTAGCAGACAAACTGTATACAACTGGTTTATAGGTTCTTACGACCCTAAAGATACGTACACCAAGTCAGTGACCAGCTTATTGAATAGTTTTACTAAGCACATAAAAGAATCAAAACTTAAGTAATAAAAGCACTGAAAGGTGAGGGGGGAGTAGTCCCCCCTTTTTGCCCCCAATAGATGAGACGAGTATGACTAATATTGACCTACTAGACAGAATACTAGCCCCCGATGGCTGGTTTGCTGTACTTGGTATAAAAGGTAAAAAGAATGTAGTACAAGAACTCGTTCAGACTCGTGCCGAAGTAGATAAGTTTGCAGCTAAATTTGTAAATGAAAAACGGGAAGTGTATTTTGGTTGCTCCAAGTTTAAGACTAGCGATAACCGTACTAAAGATAACGTCAAGGATATAAAAGCCTTTTGGATGGACATAGATTGCGGTGAGTCCAAGGCGCTAGTAAACGAAAAGACTAATAGACCCGATGGTTACATTGACCAAGCTACAGGCTTACAAGAACTTCAAAAGTTTTGCAAAACAATTGGATTACCCCGCCCCCTTCTTGTTAACTCAGGTAGAGGCATACACGCTTATTGGCCTTTAGTTACGCCCGTAACCCGTGAAGAGTGGGAGCCAGTTGCGGCTCGTTTGAATGAACTATGCGTAATACATAAACTATACGTAGATGCTTCTGTATTTGAAGCTGCCCGTGTCCTTAGAATACCTGGTACCTTTAACTTTAAAGATGAACCACCTAAGCCAGTAGAAGTAATAGCAGATGCTCCCGACGTAGAGTATCAAGCAATCAAAGATTTGTTAGGTGTAAAAGAAGTAAAACAAATACGTCCTACCCAAGAGTTGAGCGAGCTTGCTAAAGCAATGATGTCTAATAGCACGTTCAAGTTCTCCAAGATTATGATGCGTAGTGCAAATGGAGAGGGTTGTGCCCAGCTTTTAGATTGCTATCAAAACCAAGATACGATTAGTGAACCTAGATGGTTCAACGCTTTATCCATTGCTCATCGTTGCGTAGACAGAGCAACAGCCATTCACAAGATGTCTGAAAAGTATCCTGACTATGACCCTGCCGATACTGAATCTAAAGCTAGCCACACAGAGCATGCACATAGTTGTGCTACGTTTGAAAAGAATAATCCTGGTGGGTGCGAAGCCTGCCCATGGAAAGGTCGCATCAAGTCGCCAATCGTATTAGGCAAAGAAATAGTACGAGCAGAAGAAACAGATACCCAAGAAACAGATGGCGATGAGATAGAAGTTTATAAGATACCTAACTACCCACATCCTTATTTCCGTGGGAAGAACGGTGGTATCTACGTCATGACTCAAGGCGATGAAGAATCTGAACCTATATGCATTTACGAGCATGACTTATACGTAGTCAAACGTATGGAAGACCCAGACCCTGATATTGGCGAGTTAGCCCTGCTCAGGTTGCACCTACCTCAAGATGGTGTACGAGAGTTTACTATTCCGCTATCCATCATAGCTTCTAAAGATAGGGTTAGAGAAGCGCTTGCTAAGAAGGGTGTAGCTGGACTAGCTAAGCAGATGGACGCATTGACTACGTTTGTAATGTTATTTATTAAAGAGTTGCAATACAAGAAGAAGGCAGAACTTATGAGAAAACAATTTGGTTGGGCTGATAAAACAAGCAAGTTTATTATTGGTAACAGAGAGATTAGTAAAGACGGTATATTCCATAGCCCCCCGTCTAGTACCACTAAACAGATTGCTGACAACATGACCCCGATGGGTACGTTAGAGAAATGGAAAGAGGTATTCAATCTATATGGAGCGCCAGGATTAGAAGCTAATGCATTTGCTGCTCTTACTGCATTTGGCGCGCCCCTTCTTAAGTTTACTGGTCATAGCGGAGCAATCATAAATGTCATCCATAAAGACTCAGGCACAGGTAAGTCGACTGCGTTGTATATGTGCAACAGTGTTTATGGGCACCCTGACAAGCTAGCAGCTATTTGGAAAGACACCCTTGCGGCTAAGATGATCCACCTAGGGGTGATGAATAACCTACCGTTTACTGTGGATGAGATTACCAATACCAGCCCAGCAGACTTTTCAACTTTAGCCTACAGCATGTCCCAAGGGCGGGGTGCCAACAGGTCTAGGTCAGACAAAAATGAGATGCGGATTAACGATCAGACTTGGCAGACTATATCTTTAGCCAGTTCAAACGCTAGCTTCTATGAAAAGCTTGGGGTGCATAAGAATAGCCCCGACGGTGAGATGATGCGTCTATTAGAGTATCAGATTCACCCCTCTAATATTATCTCGCCAGCCTTAGCTAAGGAGATGTTTGACCAGCAGTTAAAGAACAACTACGGGCATGCGGGTGATATTTACTGTAGCTACCTAGTTAACAACCTAGAAGAGGCAACCAGCGGACTGCTCGCAATTCAAGCAAAGATTGATGCTGAGATGCACCTGACTAATAGGGAACGGTTTTGGTCTGCCGTCATTGCTTGCAACATAGCAGGGGGATTGATTGCAAAAAACCTAGGGCTGATTAACTATGACATGAAAGCCATATACGTATGGGCTACTGAGAACATGCTCAAGAGCATTCGTGAAGATGTTAAACCTCCAGCAAACAATGCATCAGCCGTAATTGGTGACTTTATTAACCGCCATATTCAAAACATTCTTGTGGTTAATGATGAGGCAGATAGCCGCACTAAAATGCAAGCTGCACCCATACAGGAGCCTAGAGGCGACTTAATAATCCGCTTTGAACCTGATACCAAGAAGATGTTTATTGTGGCTAAGAACTTCCGTACCGACTGCGTAGCAGGGCAGGTTCATTACAAAGACACTCTAAGTCAGCTTAAGGCTAAAGGCATATTTATAGGAGCGGAGAACAAGCGAATGACTAAGGGCATGAAGATGGCATCTGCAGGGGTACATTCACTTGTATTTGATTGCCGTAGCCCAGACTTCATAGATATGGATACTTTTGTAGAGGCAGCTAAAGACCATGCTGATAGAGCAGAACAGCTATAGCATTAACTGGAAAAACTTTAAGTCGGGGTACTCATTCTTTGTGCCCTGTCTTGATACTACCGCTGCCAAGAAGGAAGTTATTCGTGTTGCAAAAAGGCTAAAGATGGAGGTTTTGATAAAAATAGTTATCGAAGAGGGTGTGAAAGGTTTACGGGTGTGGCGGATTTAACTTATACTCGGGGCAAGCAGACGTCTCATCTGCTTTTCCTCGGAAGTTAGCTCCTTCCAACTCTTTGTCCCCGCCTAGTGCGGGGATTTTTTATGGAAGAGGTGTAACCGCTTTAGTTGGTTTCATTAGGTAAGGAGCCAGCTTTTCAGTTATATATTGCCCACGAATAGTCTGACCACGTTTTTTAGCGTAAGCTTCAATAGAACGCTCAATATCATCAGGCTCTATTACAAATTCTTCTGCAGGGTAACGTTTATTAAACTTATCAATCTTTTTAAAGATGTCTTTAATGTCTGCGCCTTTTTGCTTGTTTTCTGGATCCATGATAGTTTCGTCTAAACGACGTAACAATGCAGTGCGTTCGTTTGTAGCTTCGGTTATTTGTTTTTGGTACTGGAAGTTTTTTTCTTGTAAGCGAGCCAACCGAGTTGGCGTAAAGCCTAGCACTGAAGCTATGTAGTTTAGTTCGTTTACTTCAGACTTCTTAAGAATGTCAGCACCACCCTTAGTCTCTGCACCTTCTTTTCTCATTCTCTCTGCAACAAAGGAGCCTTTGAAGAATGCAGGTACCATCTTTTCTAAACCACGGTCAATATGTCCAGCAAGCATATCATCTATACCACCAACCATATTAATACCAGTAGATACTCCAGGACCCATGTTTGCAAGAATATAGTTTTGAACGGTCTCTAAATAGTTCTTTCCAGGTTTAGCTTCTCTAAACCACAATCCATCAAACGAAGTACGAGAACCAATATTCATATCAGTTAGTGCTGATATTGGACCTTTTTCAAGTAGTTCATTTAACCTATGTTGACGACCATCTAAACCAGGTACTTCAATTTGTCCAAAGTATTTTGGCAAGAATTCATAACGGAAACGCAAATTAGAATCATTTGCAGTTAATGGATTACTAGCACGACGTTTTCTTTTTTCTTCTTCATCCCCAAGATTATCTAGTACTACATCTATAGTTGAGCAAATAAGGCTATATAAAGGCATGCCTACTAAACCATGGAATAAACCACCCATTGCTAATACGCCAGTTAAACGATGCATAGCCTGACGACCTTCTGCTTCTAGCAAGCCTTCACTAAAAAGTGTGTATCCGTTACGTATAAACCATGAACTCATAAACACGGAGTATTGTTTAAACTGCCCTACAGTTCTACCCACTGCATTTCTTAAAATTTGTGGGCGATTAAAGTTATCATAGCGCCCTAGTACTTCGTGGGTAGTGTCTATAGCTTTTTGAACAGAAGCATCAAAGTCTTTAGTCTTTGCATACTCAAGCTCAAATGTCATCATGTATGTTATTTCACGGCTCATACGTTCAGAACCACTAAACATAGCAGTCATAGCATTAAAACTTGTACGTAAACCCGCACCAATTTTGCTTTCATATGAGCTATCTGGAGTTCTAGCTCTGTTAGTTATTACTGAAGTATTAGTAAGTTGAAATAAGTTATATTTTTCTACGGCTGCTTCAAACGCACGTTGTAAAACAGGGTTTGCTCTAACCATCTTAGAGGAACCCATAGACGGTGCAGTAAATGTAAGGTCTCCGTTTGTTTCTTTTTTAGTTACCCCCATTGACTTCCAAAGCTGAGAATACTTAGCAAATGCTTTTGCAGATGCACCATAACCGTACTCAGCATTAAGTGTTGGCATTACCATAATAGGTACAGATGCCATTTGGGTAGCTGCAGAAGCTCCGCTAGTTAAAAGCATTAGGAAAGCAAATTGATTTATACGGGTAACAACTTGCCCTTCTTCTGGAGGATTAATTTCCTCGTTTGTACGAACAGCCATTTCATTTATAAATAGCTCAAGCTTTGCACGTTCATCTGTAGGCAATGGTTTTTCTGGTACACGATACTCTGGGGTAAGACTATCCCTAGCATTTTGTAACTCATTAGACATTTGGATGCCATACTTAAGCTTAGCTAGCTGATTAGCATAGCTAGTTGCAGAGGTTTTAAAGTTTTGTAATACATCAGCACTAAAACCAGTTATCTTCTCAGCGTGTAAGAACTGCTTACGGAAGCTACGCTCTGGCATAGTCATTAGGTAAGTTTGGTAAATTTGGTCTTTTAGTTCTTCTTTAAGAGCCGCATTTGCTTCTTCTGCACTTGCATACTTACTAGTATCGTATTTTGGATTAGCAGTTACTTCTTCTATATTGGCAAATATCTCTTGCAACATTACGCTGCTATCTTGAAAGTCTTTGCGTAGGGAATTAATATCATCCCCTTTAGAAAACACAGACCCATCATTTTTATCTAAACCAAGTTCTTTAGCACGTCTAGCTAGGTATAAGTTACGGGCAGCACCGTTAGGGAACAAATAAAACTCTCGTCCAGTAGGCCCTTTAGCTACACGTAACCAATACTTGCCATCACGTTTAAGTGGGAAGTAATCCTCTGGAATAGCATTTTGTTTCATGCCATCTAGTTCTTTGTCTTCACCTGATAGGGTTTGCTCTTGCATTAAGCGTACAGACTTTAGTAACTTTGCTTTTGCAGCAGCATCAATCTTCATTGCATTGATTTGTTCATCTAACAAGGTGCGAGTTGCAGTGTAGTTATCTTTGTAGAACTCACGAACCATGATGTACATATCATGTCCGCCTTTTTGCTTACCAAGCTTATCCCATTGCGCATACATCTTTGTAATGGCTTTAGAACGGCTTGTTATCTTACCTTTGTAAGAAGCCTTTTGTTCTACAGTTTTATTGGGGTCTAGTATTAGGTTTTCATAGTGTTTAATAACAGGATCATTAGCTAGGGCTGTGGTGACATCTGCGTATTGGGTAGGGCTAATCCGTTCTAAACGAGCTAAGTGCATAGTATCGGAAAGAACTACGCTACCATTTTTTCTAATAAACGCAGCTAACTTATCAGCTTTCTTAGCAGACGAGGCAAGCAGCCGTGCCCGCATAGCTGCCATTTCATTTTGTAAAGCATCTATTTTCTTAAGCGCAGGTATCTTATCTCCCACCCAACGAATAATATCTACAGTCTGTAAGGCGTAAAGGAGCTTGCTTATAAATCCACTACCCATATCATCAAAGCGAGCTTGCAATAAGTCTATGTAACCTTCAGCTCCATGTTCTTGGATTAGCTTACCTATATCTTCAACTGCATCATTAGCATTATTAGATAACCTAAGTTTCTCTAGGTTTTTATCTATGGCTTGAGCTTTCTTGTTTGTTTTCTTAGCAGCTGCCGTATCTTCCTGGGTAATAGCTTCATCAGGTGCGTTTAGTAGCTTATTGGTAACAATGATTAAATCTTGCATAGCCGACTTGTGCTCGGCTCCCATTTCAAAGAACTTACGGATACCTTGTACAAACTTGTTAAACAGAGAAGACTCAGTAGCCTCACCAGCGTATACCCCTTTGGTTTGCATCAAGAATTCTTGCATGTCAGGATGCGACATACCATAAGCTACAAATTCTTTGACGTCATCAAATGCACCTGCTTTTTCTAAAGCTAGTACACGGTCATCAGCAATACCAAGTTCTTTAAGGGCGTCAAGTCTATCCCTAGCCGCAAACATTGTGCGGTGCATTTCTAACATAGCATCTTCTAGGTGCTTAGGTATAGCTACGTTATCTGCAAAGTCTTTAATAAAACGATTAATACGAGCCATGGTCGCACCGTGAAGTGCCTCATGCAGGAATATGGTGTTGTTCATACCACTTGCACGGTCTAGATAGATAGTACGACCCGACTTAGATTCGTAGTACAAACCAGCAGCACCTTCAAAGTCTGCTTGAAAACGCTTAGGCACCTGGGATATGTCGTCTACTATTACTAGCTTAACCCCTTGTAGGAATGGTGCAATCCGTTTGGCTAGGAACTTTTCAAAGACGTTTCCATTTTTAGCAACCCAGTTAATAGCTTGGGTAGCATTATTAAACGTATCATATTTAGAGTTGTTATTGCGGTTAGTAGACTCGCCTATCAAAGGCTGAACATCTTCTATATTAGTTACACGCCCAAAGGAACCTATGTCTTCTTTAGATAATGTAGGTGCAGCAGTAGCTTTAGTCTTCTGTCTTGTCTCGTGGCGTAGCTTAGCATTCTCTGCTTCTTGCGGAGTAACCTTAGCTAGCATTTCCCTTGCTCGTATACCAGCAGTCTTGTTCTTTTGGTTAGGGTCTACAGATATTGCATACACAGCTTCTAGTACTACACGGCGCTTGTTGTTAAATTCATCAAGGGCTTCTTGAGCTTCTTTTTCAGTAGCAAAGTCTGCTTCTGCATTAAATGGTTTAGACAAAACATTATTGGCACGATTAATAGCATTAATTGCATCACGCCCCATAGCCGCTTGTTGTCTACGTGTTTCTTGTGCAGCAGCTATTTCCTCTGCAGTCTTTACTGCCTTTGGTCTACCTTTAGGTTTTGCAGGGGTTATTTCTGTAGAAGTTACTTCTGCAGGGGTTGTTTGTTGTTTTTCATACGCTTCAATTATGGCAGCATCTAAAGCACGGGTTTCCCCTGTTTCTGTTTCTTTTAAATAGTCTTCTTTAGTAAGTCCTAGCTGAGCTGCTTTAGCTTCTATAAGCCGTCTAGATGCCATTGTGGCATTGCGTTTATTAGCTGGGGTAGAAGATACGCTATTGGCTTGGTCTGCTGCAACTGATTTAGCGTATAAATCAATTAAGTTTTGAGGTACGGTAATTGCTGGAGGAGTAGGTGCGCCCATACCAGCAGCCATTTGCTTTTGCCGTAGGCTTTCTTCAGCATTCTTTAATGCTTGCTCGTCTGTTAAGTTGTACTTAGCTTTTAACTCGGCGGCTAGTGTATTGAGTTCAGTTGTTTCTCCGCTACCAGCCACACCAGCAGTCGTGCTAGGTCCTGCCAAGTCTGTTCGTCCAGTTCCAGTAGTTCCTGGGATGGTTCCGCTAGGTTCTCCAGACACAGAAATGCCAGGCTTACCTGCTCTGGCGATAAGTTGATCTCCATAACCTAACTCCTTAAAATCTTCATTTGCTAACTTATTAGCGTCGTCTGCAGTAAACCCTTGTTGTTGGTATTTTGTAACCGTATCAGCAAACTGCTTATCTAGGGCATCCCCTTCAGTTGTAGCTTCTTTAGGAGCAGTAAGAGCTTTAAACTTATCTTTAAGGTTATCAATAAACCCTGTAAGTTTATCTTCTTCAGCGTTACTAAAGTCTGCAATCCTTTGTGCAAAAGCTTTAAGGCGACTTGGTTGGTCAGTAGCAGTAGTAGCTGCATCTTCTAATACTTGGTCTACTACTTTCTTTTCTTGAGCTTTAGATTCAAAAGTAAAACCTTTGTCCTTAAGAATAGTAGACATTGCATCTTTGTAGCTAACCTCTTCTGGAGGAGTAGGTCTGCTAACTTGTTGTGCTAGCTTAGCGGTGCCAGCACCAGCGCCCATCATAATACCGCCTTGGACTACAGTAGTTGCCATGGTATCCATAGCACCTTGGAAGAACTCTTTAATACCTGCTTCTGGGTTCATTCCATAACCCTTGTCTACCGCAAACTGACCAGCATAAGTAAGTTGTTCACCTGGGATTTCTTTAACCAAGGCTTTAGCTAGGTATGTGGATACGTCGCTTATAGGAAGACCGTTAACTGCACCTTTTAACGCTTTAAGTTGATTTCCTAAACCAAACTTTTCACCAACAACTTCTAACAAAGAGTTAGCAGTAGCTCGCATTGCGCTATCGGTATTGTCTAAACCTTTACGTTTACCTTCATCGTAATTTTGACCAAAGGCGTTATAAAACATAGAGCCTAAGACTAAAGGTTCAGACCCTGTTGCCACACCACCAATTAAGGCTGGGAGCTGCTGTGTAATAGAGCTAACTGCACCTTCTATAATAGCTACAGGCTTAGAGGCTGGCTGCCCAATAGCTTGCGTATAGTCGTTGATGTCATTAAGAAGAGTGGTTGTATTTGAGGTGTCTAGACCAAGCATATCGCCTATAAAACGATTAACACCACCCGCTCCTTGGGCTAATCCTGCTACACCCTTAGCACCCGCACGTTTAAGAACTTGTCCAGTCTCTTCAATACCAGTCATTTCTGGGCGTAAACGATACTCTTGTTCAATATCGTAGGCTTTAGGTGCGGCTCTAATTTCGCTAAATGGAGATACCTTACTAGCGTTACCTTCTCTAATAGCACGGGCTGCTTCCGCATCTGCCACATCAGCAGCTAATCCTTGCATGCGTAAAGACTCAGCCCGCTTTTCTAAACGAGTATCAAACGCATATGGGTCTACCTTGGGTTGAACCCCTGCTAACTGGAAGTCAGCAATCTTTTGCTGAGCAACTTCGTCTTGCTTTGCATAATAGTCATTAATAGTTGCAAAGGTTGGGTCTTTTTTAGCTAATGCTTCACGCTCAGCTGGGCTTGCAATATCGTAAAGTTTACGTTCCTCAGCCTTAACACCTGGTATCTGAGGAGTTTCAGCCATCTGTTCTGGTGTTAGTCTAGTACCAGTAAGTACACTATCCTTGGGGCCTAACTTAGTAGAAGGTGCAATCCCTGTAATCTGTGTACCCGTCATTGGGTCAAAGTAAGGCTCTTCTACTGTTTGTGCGGTTTCCGCCAATGGCACAAAGGAAAGGCTTGGCTTACTAGCTTCTTCTAAAGGAACAAAAGAAAGACCTTGCGGTATTTCTTGGTTAACCTCATTTAAGGGTACAAACTTCATGAGGACTCCTTATTGTGCGTACCCTAAGAGCTTACCATTTTTATCTCTAATTTCGTATCCTTGACCCTTAACGTAAGCACCTATACCAGACCCTGCTGGCGCACCTGTTACTGTAGAAATATCTGGTGCTGGTGGAACAACAGAAGCAGGGCCAAGAGCAACTTTAGGGGCAGGGGGAGCATTAGGTACAGGGGTAGGGGGTACAACAGGCTTTTCATCCGCAGCTGTCTTTTTATATACGCCATCCCTAATTCTTTGTTTTTCTTCAGCTATTTTTCTATCAATATCAGCACGTTCTTTACTGCCCTCGTCAGTTTCAAATTTTTTCATGTTAAGCCGTTTTAACTCATCGCTATCTTTTTGGCCTTTCATAACTGCAGCTTCTTTTTGGAGATCAAGTTTTTCTTGAGTTAAACCAAGAATACCTGCGGTTTCTTTACGAGCCAATGTTGCAGTAGCTGGATCTTTTGGATCCATACCTTTGTTTAACACTAAGTCGTTGAATACGTCTTTGTACGTCTTATCAGAGTAAGTATCTTTACCTGCCGTAACTCCAGCAGCTTTAATTTTGGCTTCATCAGACAGGCGGTCACTTTGATACTTCAATAAGTCTGGGTACCACTTCTGCATTTTATCTGCAGCTTTTTGTTTAATTTTTTCAGCCTCATCCATATTGCCTTTTTTCTCAAGGCGAACTGCATTATCTAAGTCATAGATTGTTTTATTAATTTCTTTAAGGTATTTTCTTTGTTCTTGTTTATCGGCAATAAAATCAGGAACAGCTTTTTTAAGTGAATCCATACCAGCTACAAGAGTATTTCCAGGCTTTGTACCCCAATCAGCAAAGAATGCGGCTAACCGCATATCAAATTGACGTTTAGCTTCATCTTTAGAGCTAGCACGTTCAGCCATAACTTCTGCTTTACGATTCTCTTGTACCTTGTTATCAATACCAGCTTCTTTATAAGCGGCTTCTTTTTCCTTATAAATATCCATAAGGGGTCTATCAGCAGCGGCTTGGTCTTTCTTAAACTGTGCAGCAATATCTGCTTCTGTAAGCCCACCAAAAATTGGTTTACTTTGTGCAGTAGGAGCAGGGGCTGGAGCAACAGGAGCAGCGGCAGGTTTAGCAGCAACAATACTAGCTGGGTTTACAACAGGAGCAGGAGCAGCAGCAACTGGTTTTTCAACTACAACTGGTTTTTCAACTACAACTGGTGCAGGAGCTTTTTCAACCGCAGGAGTCATAACAGGCGGAGCAGCCGCAACAATACTAGCTGGGTTTACAATGCCTTGAGTATCACTCTTATATGGAGCATTATCTTTGTAAATATCTGGAACTGCATCATTAACATCTTTAACTATTTTGTCTAAATTTTTATCTTCTACTTCACCTCTATCAGCAAATGCAATGATGCCACCGCCAGCTTTGCCAGTTTTTTCTTTAATAATTGAATTAGCTAAGCGCTTAACAGTATTGCTGGGTGAACTTCTAGCTTGTTTTTGTAGCTCTTCTAAAGGTAAGTCGTATAAGTCAGATTTGGTGCTCTCAACAACTTCACCTTCATAATAAGACTTGATACCAGTATTCTTAAACTCTTTAGGAAGACCACCTTCTTTACCACCTTTAAGGGCGTTATAAAGTGATGCACCAGCGCCAGCAGCGCCAATACCTTGAGTAAGTGCATTAGGAGCAGCTTGATATTGATTAGTGGTAGACGCTTGCATTGGAAGACCACGAAGCATATTAGACATAACACCCAATTGCATAAGTGGGTACTGTTGAGTATTAGCCCAGTCTTGCATAGCTTGGTTAATCTTTTGCTGCTCCATAGCTTGTTGCTGTTGACCCATACCATATTGCGCTTGAATAATACCTTGTCTAGCAGCAAGTTCTTGACCACCTAATTGACCCAACTGGTTGCCCATAGCACCGTATTGACCAAGACCTTGAAGAGCACCTTGACGCCCTTGCATGCCTAAATTAGCACCAAACTGCTGGGCTTGCTGGGCATTTTGAAATGCTTGTTGAGCGCCTTGAGCTTCAATACCGCCAATCTGAGTACCTAAAGCACGTTGAGCTTCTGATTCCATTAAAGCTTGGCGATTGCCACCAAATGCACCTTGACCTACTGATTGAGCTTTACGTAACCCTTGACCAATACCATAGTCACGAAGTGCTTGGGACTTTTGATAGTCAACAACGTTTTGCATATATGGAGACATATACGCTTGGGTAGCCATTGGGTTTGTAGCTTGTTGAGCATAATCTTGCCCAGCGCCAGCCATCTGCCCTGCTATACCTAAAGAACCTGCACCAGCCATACCTGTCATTTGAGTAGCTTGACCGTATTGACCTGGAACTTGTAATTGTCCAGTAGCTTGTTGCGCTTGCTGTTGTAGTGGAGAGAACCCTGCTACATAGTCATTTGGGTCTTTACTGTATGGTGTATAGGGTTTAAAACCTGTAATCTCGTTACCATCCATATTAAACAACTGCTTCTGGGTAGCACCGAGCATTGTCTCAACATATGGTTGAGCATATTCTGGAATATTAGTTTGGTAAGTAGTACCTGTACTAGTAGTAGAAGATGGACCACCGCCACCTCCACCGCCAAAGCCTAGTTGGATAGGTAAAAAAAATGATTTCCAAAAGTTTAAAAAGCTCATAATTTGACTTCCACTAAAATGGCTTTTTCTTCAAAGCCAAAACGTTTCCACAATCTTGCCACTGCTTCTTTGGCAGCCCCTTGAATCTTAGTAGCCCCATTAGCTTTAAATATTTCAGACATCTGTGCAAAAGTCTCTGGGTTTGATACTAGTTTTCCGCCTATAGACGTAACAAAAGCAACCCTATCATTAGGGTAATTAATAAATGACACCGTAGCAGCGCCATGTACTTCTAAATTGTCATCCGCTGCAACTAACAACATCATTTGTCCTGTCACTAAATATACTTTAATTTGCTCGGTTGTATATTCTGAACCGCCAAACTTTTCTTCAGCACTTTTAATAAACGGCTCAACCTTCTCCCATATTTGATTAACAAACTGAGTTGGTACGGGTTGAACTTTATATGTCATTTAGGTATGTACTTTCCTGCCTTTACTGCTGGAGCTTGTTTCTTTTTGCCAGTTCTATCCATACGAATCTTATCCATCATCTGGTGTAGCTTTTTAGCACCCGCTTCTGTAGAACCGTTACCTAGATGAGATACCACATCAGCAGGGACTACAAACTCACCATCAGCTAAGCGGGCTGGCTGCTTACCACCAATAGTAGCTGGAATGTTATCGCTCATGCCATCACCAGGACCCTTTAATAAACGAGGATTACCGCCAGAAGCATAGCCACCTAGGTTAGCTTGCATAATCCCACCATTAGCACCTTGCCTTGTTGGCATGCTTAAAGCACCTGCTTTAATACCAGTAGGGAGTGCAGCAACTTCTACATTAGCCCGTTGACCAGCTTTTTTTAACCTAGTTTGCGCTGCAGTAAAAGCATCTTGATACCGTGTATCCGTGTCGGTATCTTCAACAATACCTGTTGCACCTGTGTAAGGATCAGCTTTACCACTAGGCATAGATGCGGGTTTACCCGTAATCATTGTGTTGTACTTGTCTAAAGTACCCATTAAATCACCACGATAACGACGTGTAGGACGCTTGTCTTCTTCAACTTCATCACCTTCAGCGTATCTAGCAATGCCACCCTGTGCCATAGTTACACCAGAATATTGGTTATCCATAGTTACTTCTGCACTTGCTGGCATTTGAGTTGGGGTAGAAAAATAAGTACGTTGTTGTTGGCTTTGCGGGTACATATTAGCGTTACCACCTAAAGCATTTGCGCTCATTTGTTCTACAGGACCATTAATTTGGGCAATACCGCCCGCTGCATACCTAGGCTTATAAACATTAGGTTCGCTATAAGGGCCACCTTTAAAATCAGGAGAAATAGAGTATGGGTTACTAAATTTCTTTGGTTGCGGTGCAACACCAGCGTTAGGTTTTTGATTAAGCATACCTGTAGCTTGAAGACCTAAATAGGCTACAGCGCCCGTTTTAAATGGGTTTTTGTCCATCCATTCAAGTGTATCTTTAGCACCTTGTAAAAACGGATTACCACCTTCTACAGGGGGTTTAATACTAGGATCAAAGCCTTGTGATTGGGAATATTGTTCCCAAGACATCTGAGAGCCATCGGGCATAGTTACTTGACCATTAGGACCAAGAGTGCCAGATTGACCAGGAGCAGCTTTTACTTGCTCTAACCCAGAAGGTTGTTGCATTTCACCAGTAGGTTGAAACCCAGTATCAGTCAACTCCATACCAGGTCTTACTTCGGTATTAAATGTAGGACCAGTTTGGCTAGGAGCATTATTTTGTATGCTGTATTGAGCTTGCTGCATTTGGGGCTGAGGAGCTTGTGGAGCAGGGGCAGGTTGACCAGCAGGTGCCATAGGTTCAGCAGGGGGAGTTGGAGTAGACCCAGCAGGTGTAATTTGTTCTAGCCCAGCAGGTGGCATTGGCTCGGCAGGGGGAGGTACTGCACTAGCTTCTAAAATACCTGTTGCTTCAGGAGCAGCGCTAATAAGCTCGGGGGCAGCACTAGCAATTTCAGTAATAGCAGGTGCAATTTCAGCAGCGGTAGCAGTAGCGGTACCAGCTTCAACAGCAGCGGCAGCGGTAGCAGCGGCTTCGGCAGCGGCAGCGGCTTCGGCAACAGCAGCGGCAGTGGCGGCAGCTTCGGCAGCTAAAGCAATTTCAGCAGCGGTACTAACGGTAAGTACACCAGACATATTAATTTCTCCTTAAAGAAAGGCGTACAGATTGACGATAGTCGATTGTAATTTCTTCGCCTAAATTTCCACCACGACAGCCGTCAATAGCCCTTCTAGCCATTAAGTCTATGTCGCCATTATCCCTCAAAACCATAATTGCGTTAGGTTTTTTTGCATGATTTGTAAAGCGCCCTGCAGGGGTCCTTTTATTGCTTAACCTTGCTGGGCAAATTAGTTCTCCTGCTTCTATATTACCAGTAGCAAATAGACCTTTTCCTTCAATTTTTGAATCCGAAACCATGACTTTATAACTGCCATGTGGGAACGGTATTTGGTCAGCTAAGTTTTCAGACATTTCTCTAACTGTATCGGCATCGTACCCAAGCTCAACTATAGCGTCATTGAAGTCGTGCTTATCAATAGAGTGGTCAATACTTAAAAGCAAAGTTTGAGCTTTTAAATGCTCTTCCCATATAACCCCTTT